GAGAGAAACCGAGAAAACCATGAGCGAAGACAAAGACTTCGATGCGTTGCAGACCGCAGAAGTAACGATCGAACGCAACGGCAAGAGCCGGACGTATCTCGTGACGGAGTTCACGAAGCTGGACGCGCAGCAGGCGTTCAACATCAATAAGGACAATGGTAAGCGCGACCCCGTGAAGGCGCGGCAAGTGGATTCCAGGCTGATCGCGCGAGCGGTGCAGGTCATGGACGGAAACGGCGGATTGACGCCGATCACATTCGCTCAGGCGGAAGTGTTGCCGCAGTCGGTATCGCGCAAGCTCGTCGCTGCTGTGCTCGAAATCAACGGCATCGGCGGCGAGGACGAAGACGAAAAAAACTAGCAGCGGGCGGCGAGGAATTCTTCGCGCATCTGCTTGCTTTGAAGATGCATGAGCCGAATGTTCGCCGATTGCTGGCGAGCATCAGTCATCGCCAGTTCCAGAAGTGGGTAATTTTCACAAAGCTGCATAGCATCGATTCCGACGAGCGGGTAGATGCGGCGATTGCACGAGTTGGCGTAGCTGGGCTACGTGCGATGGGAGCGAAGAATGTGAGCGTTGATGACTTCGATCCCTTGCGGTTCAAACCGGTGCGCCCGAAGAAATCGCGGCCCGAGGACGGCAGTAAGAAAGGTAAGAAATCCATAGGTCTTGACCCCGCGATCTTTGCCGCCTTTGCGGCCAGTGATCCAGCAGTAGCGAAAAGGAAGAAGTAGTGGCGAATTCAGTCGGCTCCGTCCAAATTGATCTTGAGGCGAGGCTGGCTAAGTTTGAGTCGGATATTGGCCGCGCCGCGCGCATCCTCGAAAGAGAAATGGCGCGTGGCGCGGCTCAGGCCGAGCGTGCGATGCAGCAGATGCAGCAGAAGGTCACGCGGGAGCTTGAGAAGATTCAGCAGGCAGGCGCACAGATCGGCCGCGCGTTCGTTGGCTGGTTCAGCGCGCAGGCTATTGCTGGATTCGCACAGGGGCTTGCAAGAGTAGCCGATAGCTACGCAAACATTCAGGCTAAGGTTCGGCTTGCTGCTGGTGAGCAAACGAACCTAGCCGAAGCGACGCAGAAGGTTTTCGCAGTCGCGCAGAACACGTTTAACTCGTTTGAATCGACGACGGCGCTTGTACAGCGTACCGCGCTAGCCCTGCGCAATGCAGGTAAGGACGCGTCGACAGCTTTCACTACCGGCGTGCAGCTCGCCGAAGTCTTCAATAAATCGCTTGTCGTCTCCGGCGCGTCGGCCATAGAGGCCGCTTCATCCGCTATGCAGTTCTCGCAAGCGCTCGCGTCCGGAAAGTTCCAGGGCGATGAGTTCCGCTCCGTCATGGAGAACAATTCCCGATTCGCTCAACTGCTGGCTGACTCTCTTGGGGTTACCACGGCCAAGTTGCGCGAGATGTCGACCGCCGGGAAGCTCAACATTGAATCGATGCTTGGCGTTGTCCGCAATACGGAAAAGCTGGACGCCGAGTTCGCGAAGATGCCGGTGACGATTAGCCGTGCGACGACACAGCTTTCCAACGCGTGGACGAAGTTCATCGGTGAGACAGATCAGGCGGCAGGTTCATCGCGGGCAATCGCTGAGGCCATTCAACTGCTCGCCGGTCGGCTGCCAGCCCTAGTTGATTCCGTCCTGCGTCTTACCACGGTTTTCGTCACCTACTTCGCTGTCTTTCGAGTTGCGCCGGCACTATACGCTGCGAGCACCGCTGCATTAGCGGCTTACACCGCCGCACTGACATCTTCGTCAATCGCCGCTGAGCTTGGAATGACGGCGAACGCCAAGTTCTCTCTTTCCATGAACACGGCTGAGATTGCCGCAGCGTCGCTGACAGTCAAGCTTCAGGCTCTTTCGGTTCTATTGTTCTCGGGTTTCGTTGGTTGGGAAATCGGCAGCATTTTGCGCGAGCAGTTCGTGGAAGTTCGCGTCGCCGGTATCGCAATGGTGGAAGGCTTGCTGGTCGCATGGGAGCGCTTCAAGGAAGGCGCCAAGATTGCGGCAGCGACCATTCAAGCGGCTTTCGGGAATCTTGATGAGGTGCTTGGGCTTAGCTTGAAGTCGTTGGCCTTGGGCTGGGCGAAATTCTTTGACTTCGTTCCGGCTATCCCCGGTGGCGCGCAAATCGCAGAAGGCCTGCGCGGCATCGTCTCTGAGATGGGTCCAGCAATCAACACATCGGCTCTGCTGGCTGGTTCGGTCGCCAATATCCGACTTGAAACCGAGCTTGCCATCGGCGCCATTCGTGAAAGCACTGGCGCCCTTGCCGAGGCGGAGCTTGCGGGGGACAAGGTTGCTACGGCGCATGCAAAAGTAGCGCAGAGCACGGCTGCTGCCGCGCAGCAGATGGATACGCTGACGGTCAAGGCACCAGAGCAAGCCAAGGCGGTGAATTCAGCCGAAAGCGCGCTCAACGGCTACAACGATGCGCTGGCTAGACTTGAGAATTTGGCCGATCGTTCGTCGAAGGCTCTTGGGCCGCTGGAAAAGGCCGAATCCGATCACGCGATGCGCGTGCGGGAAATTGATGCCGCGCTGCAGAAAGCGATCGACAAGTCGGAAGAATACTTTGCAGAGACGGCACGGCAGGTACCGCTAGCCGATCGAGTAGCGGCCAAACTGCGGATGGTGGCCGAGGCTAGAGCTAAGCATGCGGCGGCCATGGGCGTAGAGGATGACGCGAATAAAGAGCGCATCGCCTCCGCGCAAAAAGAAATCGACGTTCTTTCTCCGCTACTGCAGAAACTCAAGGATCGAACCGACAACATTGGCCTGAGCGATCGAGACCTTGATATCGCAAATCAGGTCAGAGAATTGCGCCAAGAGTATTCTGAACTGACGGAAGCGGCGAAGGCTGCAAATCCGCCGCTTGAGGTCATGGAAGCGACGCTGCGGAAACAGGCTGGTGCAACGTATGACGCCGAGAAGGCTGCCGAGTCTTGGCGCAATGCGTGGGAGAACGTAGTTGATGGCGTCTCGCGCGCGATCGGTGATTTTGCTACAGGCCAGATTAGGACGTGGAAGGACTTCACCCGTTCGTTGGTGGATACGTTCAAGCGAGCAGTTGCGGACATCATTTCTGAGTGGGCGAAGACGGCGATTATGAAGTCGTTCGCTGGTGGTGGTGGAAGCATTTGGGGCGGCCTTATCTCTGCTGGCGCCGCGATGCTCGGTGGCAGCGGCAAGGGAACGGCTGGTGGCGAAACTGGCGGCTTCACGTACGGGCCACAGGCTTCTAGCAACCCATTCAGCGGCAACGGAATGCTACTGAACTACGCCACGAACTATGCCGGCGGTGGTGGTTCCATGGGCAGCGGTTCGGTTCCAGGATTCGGTGGCAACGTCGGTTCTACGATGGCGTTCGGTGGCGCCTTGATGGGCGCGCAGTACGGCATGACGCGCGGTGATGGTGGCATGGGCACCTTGGGCAGCACTGCGGCTGGCGCCATTGCTGGCTATTGGGCTGGCACCGTGGCTGCTGGTGCGATCCTTGGTGCGTCTGCTGGTGCTGCGGCGGGTGGCACTGCTGTGGCGGTGTCTGGTGCCGCTTCCGGCGCAATGGGCGCCGCAGCTGCGGTTCCTGTGATCGGCTGGATCGCCCTTATCGCTCTGGTCGCCGACTACTTCAGCGATGGCAACGTGTTCGGCACGAAATGGCGTCCGTCCGAGCATCGTTCGGAACTGAGCTTCAGCGACGAGGGGGCAACGGCTACTTCGCAAATCGACGAATGGCGGAAACAGAGCCAGTGGAGCCAGGCGTGGGGCCGTGTCTTTACCGGTGGTGCGCTGCTGCCTTCGGATTGGGGTGACAAGGATCGTCGCACGCGCGATCTTGCGGTCGATCCCGAGGTGTTGGAAGCGATCAAGAAGATCCATACCGACCTTCAGAACACGTATGAGAAGGCTGCGCAGCAGTTGGGCATCGCGGTCATTCCGATGCTTGATGCGACGTTCGACACGATCACGACTTACACGGAAAAGGGGAAGGTCAAGACGACGAAGACGGTTGGGACGATCCTCGGGCAGATGTACGAGGAACCGCTGGATCAGTTCGTGAAGCGCATGCACGCGGAAGCGATCATCCAATCTTTGGACTCGATCGTGAAGGGCGCATCGGCTGCTGCGGAGGCTTACCGCAAGAATGCTGACGACTTACTCGACGTCGCGGCGATGATGACGCAGGCGCACCTCGATCAGAAGGAAGGCAACGTGTTGCTCGGTGCTGGCGACAGCATGGAGGACATCGTTGCTTGGGTCGAAAAGCTGCGCGTCGGCGAAGAAAAGCTGACGGACACGTATTCGCGTCTGCAGCAGGCTTCACAGGCTTACTTCGGAATCTTGGAGCGCGCTAACGAAGCATTGACCGCGATCAAGACGCCGAACACGCCTTTGGCGCAGATGCGTACTGCCCTGGAACAGATCGACGAACAGTTGGCTGAAAACATCAAGGGGTTGAACGATGCGGCTATCGCGGCGGGTCTCACTGCGGCAAAGGAAGAAGACCTTGCGAGGATTCGGGAACTTGCGGCGGCGCAGATAGACAAAATTGCGAACGACTTCTTTGCTGGGATCGATCAGCAAATTGAAGCGATGAACACGGATCACACGCCGGCTGGCGATTTCGCTATGACGATGCGTGCGATTTCGCGGCAGATGTACGACAACATCGAGGCAGCGAACATGCTGGCTCGGGCGCAGGGTCGTACCGGGGCTAGCACGACGCAGTTGGCGCGCATCCACGAGCTTGCAGCCCGTCAGGCTGCGGCAGCGATTCGCCAGCTTGAAACGATCGCGCAACAACAAGTGCGTAGTCTCTACGGCACCGCGTACACGCTTGCCGATGTTGATGCGGATATCGCGGAGTTGGAAGGCCGTGCGGGCGCAGCGGCGCAAGCGGTGCAGGACTTCGGTTCTGCGATGGGTGATGCGGCCTCGGCTGCGTCTGACGCCATCAATCTGTTGCTTGGTGACCTCAGCCCGCTGAACGATCAGCAGAAGTTGCAGACCGCGTTGGGCGGACTGCAGGCTGGCACGGTGTCGCAGGAGCAAGTGCTTCAGATTGGCCGTCGTCTGTATGCGAGCACGGCGCAATACAACGCGTTGTTCTGGCAAGTCATGAACATGGGGTCGCGCGCTGCGAACGGTGGTGGCGGTTCCGCTGCTGGGCAGGCTGACCCGAATACAGCGAAGCCGCTGACGTCGGAAGAGCAGGAGCGGTTGGCGCAGCTCTATGAACGTCGCGATGTGCTCCGTGCGCAGGGCCGATTGGAAGAAGCGCGGCAGCTCGCAGACACTATCGCTTCGCTGGCTGCTGCGAAGGGTCTGACCTTCGAAGAAATCGCGAAAGAACTGAATTTCAACCTTGGCGATTTGGCGGCTGACCTCGGTCTTACGAACGATGGTTTGCTAGCATATCTGGCTGAGATTGACGTCAATGCGGATGCGGTCCCGGACTCGATCACCTCGAACACGGACAGGTTGCTGGCCCGTCTGGATCAGTATTTCGGCTCCGGCCAATGGACCGATACCGGCTCTGAATCGACTGGTGACGAGTCCGAAAAGCCAGGCGATATCTCGCCGAACAGTTCCAAGGAACAGCGCGAATCGCTGGAACCTGTCACGAAGGAAATCGAACTCGGCCGCAGAGCAAGCGCCGTTAACACAGACAGACAGGTGGATTCGACGGATCGGACGACTGAGGCCATTGAAGGGCTGCGCGCTGATATCCGTCGACAAGACGCCGATAACCCACGCAGCACTCGATACATGGTTCTGAGGTACGAACGTTGAAAAACCCCATCCAGTTGATTGTGTCTATCGGCACGCCGACGACTGACAAACAGCTCGAACTCCACATGTCTGAAGAACTCTATGTCCGTGACGTGCCCCTTGAAGCATCGTATTTAATTGGCGAAGGCGGCACCCCGCCATATTCGTATTCGGTTTCTTCGGGTGCCGAACCTGCGGGTGTGCTGCTTGAATCCGATGGGAAATTCACCGGCACGCCGACGACTCAGGGCTACTCCGAGGTATTCGTAGAAGTTTCTGACTCCGCTGCTAACACCTTCGAAACGTGGTTTACGTTTCAGGTCAAAGGTGGCATCGCGATTCAATCGATCCTGCCATACGCGTGCATCGAACAACCGTATAACGCATTGCTTGTCGCGAAAGGCGGTACGCTGCCGTATTCCCTCTGGGAAGTATTCGACGGTGCTCTTCCAGATGGCCTTTCGATCGTAGAAACTGATGGTATCTGGACTATTGAGGGTACGCCCACAGGATCGTGGGGGACTGGCGCTGAGCTTTTTAGCTTTGGTCTGCGCGTTACTGACGATGCCGGAAATTTCGCCGAGGCTGCGTTCAGACTGCCGGTCTGGAACGAACTAACCATCAATACATCTTTCGAGGAGTTCACCTACCTCTGGGCGAATACCGCTTTCAGCAAAACATACTTGCCTGGATGGGGAGTTTTGGGGGCAGACAACCCCATGCGGAATCTTAGGCAGCCGAGAGTGCAGTTCTCTCTTGATCCTGATTTGGCGACCGATGGTGTTCCTACGGGTATTTCTATCCAACCACTAACCGGCGTGGTTTCTGGGTTCCCCGCTGCTCCTGGCTTCAACCACGTGTTCGATGTAGTTGCAACCGATGAATTCGGAAATGTCGCCACTCAAACGCAGAACTATCGCGTGCAGGCTACGGCCACGCCGTATATGATCATCAGTGAACCGTTCGGAGATGGAAGTTCTACACATTTCGAATACGAGACAAGCTACAAGACCGCTTTCCAAGCAGAAACATTGCGTGAAACTGATGGGTCAGTCTTGGCGAGCACAATCACTCACCCATCGCCAGGAAGCCCGGGGGACAATCTGATTGTGGTTGCTGACTTCGTATCGCCGCCCAGCATGAATCAGTTCTATTTTTCATTGATCGGCCTCTGATCTAGGAGTTCCGGATTCTGATGCCCCTCATCTATGCTTCAATGGCCCCAACGTCTCTCGGCCCCTCGCTGGCCTTGGAGCTTGGCGGCTTGGTCGTCGTTTCAGAATTTGACAACACCGATAGCAGCCGTACTGCGCGCGCTACTATCCCGAGTCTGCAGGTTACCAACGCAGCGATGTCGGCGCGGTTCGAGTGCACTTTCTACGGTGACGGCGCGACCGAAGACTTGGCGTTTGTCGGTCTCTGTAAGACTGAGCATCCGCCGTCTGTGCAGATCGGCACAAACACATCTAGCGTGGCGCTGGACATCGGGTCTGGCGGCATCTATTTGGACTCGACGTTAGTCGAGGCTACGCCGCCGATCGCGAAAGAAGACACGGTGGGCGTCTACCTTGACCGCTCGGTGTCGCCTCCTGTTGCCTACTTCTTCGTCAACGGTTCTTTCTTGGCTTCGGCCGAACTGAGCACGGGCGCGTGGTATCCGGCCGTCTCGCTTGGCAATGCGAAGGCATTCGACCTCAAGGCGTATTTGAACTTCGGCCAGCGTGCTTTCGAGTACGCTTTGGCGACGGATAGCGGCATCGAGAAGCCTAGCCTTGGCTGGTATCGGACAACGGTACAGCCGGCTCCGGCCTACGTTTCGTCGATCGAGGGCGGCGGCTATACCACGACGTTCCCTGATTCGCCTGCTGGGCGAACCTTTAACCCGCATCTGCTGAATTCTGGCGGCTTCACGATTACGCGAAAGTGTCAGGTCTGGACGCAGGGCGGCTCCGCGAGCAACAGTACATTCGCTGAGTTGGAAATCGACAACAGAACGGGGCTGTATGACCGTCTCCTGCGCGAGGACTGGCGGAACCAGCC